GGATGCCGTTGGTGCAATATCAAACGCTTTTTGGTAATAAGTCATTTTGTTCATGTAGTTTGAAACAACTCTTTCCGATTGGTCACTTTCGTTCCATTCACACCAGTCACCATACATTGTGTCACCACTATATCTTGGTAAGTTAACCGTAAAATTATACGTATCACCACTTTGAACTTTGGTATAACCTGATGTTATATTGTTCTCCAAAGATGTAGGATTTGTTGTTGACCACCATGGGTTTGTTTCTTTCGATGTCATATTAAACGCCCAACCTTTTCTTAATTGGTTAAACCAACCAAAGTATCCAACATTTTGAAATGTTGCGAACACTTGTGTTACAGGTTTTTTATTATTATCAACCTGATTGGTTATCTCCAAATCACGAGCCATCGTAATATTGTATGTGTTTGAGCTTTGATAATTAACAACCCTACCAACATTGTTTGGTGTTAAAGAAGAAAATTGATACGCAGCACCATCATTAAATGGATTTAATTCAAATCCGTTTCTTGTTATAATTGAGTCGTGTGGATTACTAATAATTTTGTGTAATCTAACGTAGTACTTTGATTTTGTTTCTCCTGAGTTATTTATATCAATAATTCTTTTGAAGACACCTTGATTTCCACTATTAAATGTTGTTCCTGTAAATCCTACATTATATATACTAAAAATATATTCATCAGAACCAAGTGTGTTATTACCTAAGAAAGAAACTTGAAATGTATTAACACCACTATAATCAAAAGATAATTCAACATATTCATTAACCGATAATCCGTGTGGAACAGGACAAGTAAATTGGATTAATGGTGTTCCGTTCTCAGTACCTTGTGAAATTTGAAATGGTATTCCATCACCTGACACCCAAGGTGTTAATGATAAACCATTTGAAAAGTAATATTGCATTGGTACCGAATAATCATTTTCATATGGATATGATAAAACAACATTCCAATTGTACGATGATGCACTTTTTGTAACAAAATTTAATTGTGTTGAATCAACATCTGTTCTAATAAATTCAAATTCTTCATATGTTGGTAATCCACTCCAAACACCATTAATAACCGATTGCTCAGGGTTAACATAATATAGATTATTTCTAAATGGTCTATAATTACTATATCCAACCAAACCATTTTCATAAATGTAAGATAATTTAACTGTTGGTCTAAATATAACAGATTTTTGTCTTTCAACATTAAACAAAGTTGCCAAGTTAATGTTAACCGTTCTATCATAATCAACAACCTCAGATTGCGTTTGATTAAGTTCTGTGACAAAAGTTATGTCCGAATCGGGAGCCGATTTAAATCTTAAGTCAGGTTTTACTATTAAATAATTACTTTCGCTCATTCTTCTGTTGATTGAATATATAACTGTGTGAATTTATCCATGGCAGATGAACCTTTCTTTAAACCAAAATAGAAGTACCATGGAGCACTTGTTAAGGTTAATCTGTTATTACCTCTTGGTGGTGTTGGTGCGTATTGTCCTTTTGAATTTGTTTGGTATACGTAACCTCTTCTATTTTGTATTTGATTGTTCTCACCAATAAACATTGGGTTGACCATTCTGTCAATACTTTGATATTTCGCCTTGTAAGCATTACCGTCAGTATACCAATTGTTTTCATCACTACCAAATATTGATGGTTGAGCACTAACTGAATTGTAAGCGGTATTTGACCATCTATAAAATGGTACTTCTTGTGATTTGGTTCCCAAATAATCCGCAATTAACGTATTACCCGTAAAAGTTCTATCAATTCTTCGTGGTGAAATCAAATCTCGGTCTTCTGTGTATCCACTATAAAAAATACCAAATACAGAATTATTTTGATTATCAACAGACACATAAACAACATTATCAGTTGTTGTTGCGGGGTCATCAAAGTAATTATCAGCAGTATAAGGTACAATACCATACTGTGAGTTAATCTGTAACATTTGTGCATAATCACCATCAACTCTTAATTGTGGTCTACTAAAGAAACCACGAATAGATGCATCACCACTACCAACAATAGATTTTAAATAAATAGAGTTTGACAATCTTGAAATTATAAATAATTGTAATAAGTCAGATACATTGTTCCAAGAAGTTGCATTGAACCTGTCCATTTGATATCCAAAATATTCAGGACTCTTATTAACATCTTTACTCCAAATAAACTTTGGACCTAAGTCCATTATAGTAGTTGGGTACAACAAGTTTCTATCATTCACCGGTGAGTTGAATAGACCTGATGGTGGATATTGTCCAATAAAATTTTGACCATCCCACGGACTTGAACGATAATAGAAATTATTAGATTGTGGTTCATACACAATTGTATCGGCACAAAAATTATAAAAAGCCTTATTTAAAACAACAATTCTTTCAATTGGTTCATTTTTAGCATTAAATCTTACAGCGTTTTGAAATGGGAACGCAAATAAAGTTCCATTAACCCAAGAATTGACAAATGTATGTGAGAAAGTTCCTTGACACACAGCAATCATTAATCTAAGTCTTGAAATCCACTCAAGGATTAAAGCATAATCATTATTAGGTTGACCAATTGGTAATAAAGTTACAAATGGTTTATTTACCAACGTATAACAACCTTTAACAACTACTTCACCACCAAAATTTTTATTACACTCATTAGTCGCTGGTAAAGCCGTAAAATTAACACCGTCACCTTGATAACAAGATAAATCAACCATACCACCACAAGTGAATGAATTAGCAATTGCATTAAATGTAGCCCCTGTAGTTATATCAGGATTTGACGTGGGGTCAGTAAAATCAAATGATGGAACAACAGTTTGAGTGTTTGACGTACCATCATCATCAACAAAAATATATGGTAAAGCGTTTGATGCCTGCCAAGCAAAATAATTATTTTCACTACCATCAAAGATTGTTCCAACAGGTAATCTATCAGACCTCATGACCATTTTTTGACTATAAACAACCATTTTTCCTGGTGCGTATCTAGCCCAAGATGGTGCAAAATAAAGCCACGGTCTTGTATTATTATTATCATTACCGTTTTTATCTTTTTTAATTTTACTTAATCCCTTAGCTTTTTCTGCCCATATAAATGAACCACCTTCAATATATTCACCCTGAACATACCCTTCGGTACTACTGTTGGCAACTAACTCTCCGCTACCACCATTATAAACCATTGCACTTGTTAACAAACTATCAGGGTTTGATTTTTTAATTTCATATTTGTCAACTTGAGTTAAATCTAATGCCGAATAATATGTTTGTAGTATTGTCGAATACGCTTTGTATTGAGTTCCCGCAGTATATTGGAAGGACTCAAAATACAAATAACCATTTGAATTAATTTGTAAATTATTTGTTAATTCACTATTTCTAACAGTTTTTAATCCTGCTTGAACGGGTACGTTCATGTAAAAATCACCACTAATAACTTTTTTACCGTAACTACTGTAACCAAAAATTCTTGATAAATCATATTTGATTGATTTACGTCCACTGTGTGGGTCAACACCTCTAACCATAAAGATTAAACTAATTTCACCACCAATCCATTGTCCAATATATGAGTTATAAAAATCATGTCCGTCCTTTCCATCATTCCTAAACAATTCAATTTGTTGAGTTAATTGACTTAATAAATTTCCTGGTAAAACCGAACCAGCTTGTGGTGGAATAGAACATGATTCTTGATTATCAATTGTAAAACTACTAGATGATGTTAGACTGTTTTCACAAGCACAAAAAGATGTTTGTGCACCATACGTAGTGTTAGTGTCATTATCTATGTAAACACCTACAGTAATTGATTGTGAATTACCATTATTATCAGTATAATTTATGATAATTGGGTTTTTTGTATTATTTGTTACTGTATAAAAAATATAATTACAAACTGATGGTCCAGGAGCGTAAGCGGCATTTTGATTAACAAAATCAGTATAAGTTACACCAGTAATAACTTGAAAATATTCAATGTCAGTTGGAAACTTGTAAGATTTAACTTCATTAGGTACTGTAGGGAAATTGTATATTACACTATTTGATGAACTTGGTGATGTTGGATTTGCAAATGTCATAGTAACACTTTTTCCAACATTTGTTGTTCCTGTAATACCTGTATCTATAGTATCTGTTGCACCACTTGTATTTGGGTCGGTTGATTTTGTTAATTCTTGAAATGAAATTAACTGTCCTGATTCAAAAAAAGTTTGGGTATCTGGGTCAACAAATACCGCCATAATATTATCAAAGTGAAATGTATTTGAATTATATTTTGGTTCAATTTGAACTTTAATTCTGTTTGAACCAGCGTATGGGTCTGTATCAAAATACTTTGATTTTAAATTGAACTTGTTAATGATTTCCCATGTAGGTAATTTATCTATGAAATCAAAATCTTTACCATCTACTTGTCTTATTGGAACCCTAATACTTTCAGTATTAAATCCTGACCCAGCAAAAACTTCTCTGTGTTCGTTTACATCAGATTGGCTTGGATTCCAATTGTCATACACAAAAAAATCAGCGTTTAACGATATTGAATTTTGTGCGCTAGCTTCTTGAAGCGCACTTAACTCATCATTGTCTTGTGGTACAGGTTCTTGTTTACATTCACAAAACTGACATTCAGGATATGTTAAATTTGGTAATGTAATCTTAGTAAATGGATTAGTTAACGATTTGAAAATGTTTTGAAAATTTGCCGGTTTAGGACATTCAATTTGGTTACTTTTTTTACTCACCAAATTAACCGCTCTACAAATCGTAGCAATAAGTGATAACACAGTACCATAAACAATTGTTATTAATAATCTAATAGCTGGCCATATAAACGCTAATATATGTACAACAGGTAATAATACTAAAGTTGTTAATGAAGAAACATATAACAAATATGTTACTAAGGTTGGTATTATACTAAAATTTTGTCTAAGACCATCTGTTGCGGGAAATCTATTGTTCTCACTTTCACATTCAGTATTAGTAATTTCTTTAATACCAATAAACTTTTTTCTATTAGTACCTTTTTTATATTCATCTATTAATTGAGATACCGTGTATACCTTATTATATTGAAATTCATAAAATGTATCTTTACATTCAATCGCGTCTTGTTGATTGGTATATCCACTCCAATCTAATCCAAAGTAATACGAACCTAATAGTTCTTGATATCCACTATCATTATCAGGTCTATAAATAGGGTCATTATATGGGTCGGCTGTATCCCAACCATACTCTTTAATATTCGGTACTAAGTAATACGCTCGTCTAACTTCGTCTTTTGCAAAGTTGGCTGGTTGTGAATACTTGATTTTAAATCTATATTTTCCTTTAGTCGGAATACCAATTTTTGGGTCAGGACTTAAAACTTGTTCACCAAATTCATTCGTAGTTACATAGTCCAAATTCATTGGAACTTCTAATAACCATGTTCCATCGTTGTCAATTGTTTTTACCCCTTGTGGAAATTGGGCTTGTTCTAATATTGGTCTACCTTCAGTATCTTGAAAAATAGTTTGTCTTACACCAATAATCTCACCAGGTCCTGTCTCTAAAGAACAAAGACTACCTAAATTTTGTGGTGGTTTACAGTTCTTTGGTAAAGCATTATCTTTACTGTTGGTTACTAAAGAACCCATGAACATTGCTGTTGGCAATATATTAATACCTGATTGTCTTAAATCAAAATCAGTTCTTGTAATATCAATTTGACAAATTTCGGGTTGACCCCAAAATGGTTGTACGTTTACACTTTGATTTAAAGTTAAAATTTGTGGTAATTCAAATAGGTTAGTGGAACTTTTAAAGTTCACACCATCAAATTGGTCGGCAGTTGCCCTTCCCATTCTAATTAAATCTTGTGGAGATAATGAAAATGGTCCAATGTCAGACAAATCCATATCCATAACAACAGTATATGTTCCAATTGGAACACCCATTATCATGTAATCACCACTACCGTTCGTTTTAACCGTGAATTTATAATACTTGTCATAAACTTCAATTAAGGCTGGGTTTGTTAAAATATCATTTTTACTTGGAAAAGTTCCTGTTGGTACGTGTCCTGTATGTTGTTGTTCGTAAGGTAAAAGATTATATCTATAACCATCAACATTTACATCGTTAATACTTTGATAAGGATATAAATCATAAATGATTTCATTAGTAAGGTCCTCTTCAGTTATCGGAATAAAAACTGAAACTTTTACATTTGGAACACCGTATCCACCATTAGCAAGAACACGGCCAACAATTACACCATAGTCCGCACACATTCTTGTGTAGACATCTTCACCCCTAACTTTTAAAGATAAAATCTCTAATTGGTCAAAGTCTTGTTCTAATTGTATGTTAACTTGTCTATCAACACCGACCTCAGTACGTATTCTATAAGTTTTGGACATTCCTTTTACTTTCTTTCATAAATAGTTTATACACTATTTTATAATAGTAGTTAAAGAATGAATAAAATAAATTATCAAGAGAAGTTTGTTGTTTGGTAATTTTTAACTCTTACCGTAATATCTTTTGCAGGAAAACGAACTTGGTAAATTTGATTTGGTTCTGCAAAGATTGTATTGTCAACTAAAGAAATTTTCTTTGTTGCGGCGTTTTCATATGGCATTGATGTTTGTGCTGAACTGTATTGACCACCAACTTTATTAAATACTGAAATATCAGTAACACTTAACACACCATTTTCAGCTTGTAAAATTCTGTTTAATTCAGATAAGACAATGTTCTCACCCAAACCTCTTACAGTAGGACTAAAGAATGTTGTTACCCTATCAATAACATTTGATATAACAACACCCTGATTTTGTGCCGCATCCAACACTATTGATATGTCTAAACCTAAATCAATAACTTCAGCGCTTCCAATAGCAACATAGTCGTTAATCATTCTATAATTTGACAAATATTCCGCCAAATTTTTCTTCATGGTTTGTGAAACTTCAGATGTTAAATTACCTGTAGCATCATAAGACAAAACATTAATATTGATTTTATTATTATTTTCAGTTATTGAAACTTTAGCAGGAGCTCCAAACTGACCTGGCATGTTTCTAATTATGGCTTCATAATCATTTATTGTTACCGCCCTGTTTTGAGCCGCAAAGTTAAATGTTACATAATTTCTAACTTCTTCTGTTGAAGGATATCCCGCACCACCAATGGCTGCCGTTACGTTATTACACGCCAAAGAATTAATTACTGAATTGTTTAAAATATCTGATGGACCATTAACAAAGAAATCCACTGAACCAATTTGATTAATAACATTAACCCCCAAGTTGGTACCTTGACCACCACCAATTCTGTATTGAATAAACATTGTTGTGTTTGCTTGTGGCGCATTACCCAAAGACATTGAGTTGTTTTGATATCTCTGAATCTTCAATGGTACGTTAAGTGCCGTAAACTCTCTAAGTTGGTCTTCAGCAGTGTTGGTACCACCACCAAAAGTTAATTTAATAAAACCTTCAGGAGTATACTCGGTAATAAATCTATCTTGAGTTTGAATATATCTTCCAACTTTAATTCCGGGGTCATCAGATGGTTTTGTTGGGTCTTCAATAAACACCCTATCTTCAGCAAGAGCCGATACTTCATACCATCTACCTTGAGCCCCTAAAAATTCTTGTGCCGTAGGTACGTTTGAATATGCTGTTCCATCTCTTTGAATTATTGATGTAACACCTAATACGTTTTTTTCAGGTAAGAAAAATTCAAAGAATGGTCTAACATCATTTGGAGTTATAACTCTTTTGAATACCTTTGTAATACCATTAACAACAGTTTCTCTTTTTGTAATAGTATAATTTAATAAGTTATTGTTTGCATCAAAATTTGGTATTTTCAATCTATTTGGAAAACCATCTTCATTAAATGGTGATGCAAAATTTATATCATAAATTGTTTCAAATACCTGACCTGAACCTTGAACTTGACTACCTCTTCTTAGTGTACCCAAATATCTTTCATCTTCTTTATCACCAAAAGCAGGTACGGTAATTGAAAAATCAACCAAGGCTACAGATGGTCTTTGACCAGGAATTTTTAATCCGTAAGTTCTTGCTATATTATAAATTGATGAACGTTGTTGTGCATATTGAAGAACTGTTTCTTGAATACTTCTATCAATATGATAATGTAAGTTGTCGGCTACAGCTGCGTTTAAATCTAAAAATACAGAAAAAACTGATGCATCATTGAAGTTATCAATTAATTCAGGATAATAAGTTCTTGTATAATTAATAAGTTCCTGACGAATTGCTTGGAAATCCCTTACAGTATATGATATTCTTCTTTGAGCCATTTATGTTAAATATTTAGTATTATAAAATCTTTTGTATTAAAGACATCATTAGTTATAGAATAATCAACTCTTACCGTGGCTGTATACTCCGTTACATCTTGATTAGTCATTTGTAATTCAGGATTAACAACATTCCCCGCAGTTGTTACTGTCGCGCCAGCCGCCTCTCCAGTTGGTGCCGTAATAGATATATTTGTTAATTGTAACTGAGGCATGAATTTTTCAACAGAATCTCTAATCTCAGATTCAATATTTTTAAATGTTGGACCATCCAATGGTTCAAAAATGTATTCCAATAATGCGGTTCCAAAATCAGGTAAAAAATATCTAGTACCTTTTCTTGTTAATAACAAGTGAATCAAATTACTCCTGATTTCTTCAGCAGGGTAATCTGAAAGGTCCAAATATTT